AAAAAAATACACAAAAAACTACTGGTAATCGTAGTATACAAAATAATAAACAATAATAGTAGTAATACTGTAGACGAAAATATATTTTCTTTATAAAGGAGAAAACATGGCTCTTCTTGATGCATTAAAATTCTGGAAACCAAATATTCCAGACATACAAGAAGCTGGGGCCACATCAACTCCTGCTAAAAAACAAGGGTCTTCTGGTGGCAGTGCGCCTGCATTTAGTCAAGACGATATTAAAAAGTTTACGATTAAAGCAACTGGTCGTTCTGCTCAATCTAATGATTTAACAGAAGCTGAATATTCATTAACGGAAATTCAAGCAGCTATTAAATCAGATTCTTATATTAAACGATTTGTAACGGATTATAGTCAGCTTATTTTTAAAGCTGGCTATAGCATCGTTAGTGAAAATGATGCAGCCGCAGAATATATTAGAAAGCGTTTACGACTCATGTCATTTATGACAGGAGAAGCATTTAGCAATTTATTAATTGAAATAGGCAATGACTTAGTTGCCTATTCGAATGCTTTTCTCGTAAAAAGTCGTACAGATTTTTCTGGCGTTAATTTATCTGATTTACAAATTAACCCTGTTTATGACAGTAAAGCAGTTGGTGGTTATTTTAGAATTGACCCAGCTACCATAAAAATTCAGCGTGATACAAATGGTGCTATTAAACGCTATGAACAAACGCTAGGAAATGATTCAGTTAAATTTAAACCGACTGATGTTATTCATTTTTATATTGATAAAGAAGCTTCTAATGCATTTGGTACACCAAGAATTGCATCTGCCCTAGAAGATGTAAAAATGCTTAGACGTATTGAAGGCAACGTAGAACGTTTAATTTATCGTTGTTTATTCCCGATTACACAAATGAAAGTCGGGATTCCTCAACAGGGTATGATGGCAACTGACCAAGAAATTAAAGAAGCTCAACAAGTCGTAGAACAATTAGTCGATGATGGTTTAATTATTACGAATGAAAAAGTTGAATTTAAAAATCTTGGTGCTAATAATGTAGCATTAAATGCACAGCCTTATTTAGAATATTTTGAAAAACGTGTATTCTCAGCATTATATTTATCGACTTCTATGATGGGTCGTGGCGGTATAAAACAAGATGCTGACTCTATGGAAGAACAAGTACATGATGCTGTAAAATATTTCCAAAAAAGTATTTCTAACTTCGTACAAAATAATTTATTTAATGAATTATTATTAGAAGGTGGATTTAATCCAATCCTTAATGAAGCCGATATTGTATCTTTTGAGTTTAATGAAATTAACTTAGAAACTAAAGTTAAAGTTGAAAATCATTATTTAAATCAATATCAAGGTAATGCGATTACATTCGAAGAATTACGTAAAGAACTTGGACGTCGTGCAGATAATATTTCTATTGATGATGTATATGCTAATTTAGTAGTACAAAAAAATAAAATGGATTTGGTATGGGCCGGTAAAGGTATGTTAACACCAGATGGTTCTCAACCTGGAGATAACACAAATCCACAAGGTAAACAAGGTGATGCGGGAGATGAAAATAAACAAGTTTCTAATACTGCACAACCAGAAAATCAACATGGAAAAACATCTGTAAATATTAAAGAATTTGCAGAATCTGCAACTGACAGAAATAAAATCACTAAAAAAAATATAGATATTTATAAAAAAAATTTTAGTATAATATATAATAAGTTCCAAGCAATGCGTAATGATGTATGTGACGATGTTAAAAATCAAGACGCTTTTACTATACCTCTCACAAGAGAAAGTATTTTAAAAATGCTTGAAAAATATATGGAAAAAGAAATGTTAGCCGGATACGAAAAAGCAATTAAAGATTGTGGAAGTAAAAAGCCAGACTTTACTTTTGATATACAAACTGTTAATATCGTAAAAGAGACTAAAAATACAATTAATGATATCTTCAAAGAAATTAGCAAGCGTATTAAAAAATGTGAAACCCGAGAAGAAAAAGAAGCTGTATTTAATTCTCTTGAATATCGTGTTCGCTTCTTAACTGAATATACTGTTTCAAAATCTTATTGGTATGCTTATGTTAAAACCTGTAATGCCCTTGGAAAAAATAAAGTATACGTAGATTTTGGTAATAGCGAAGATAAGAAGCATCATAAAAACATCATCGATACTAATCATTTTAGTTTAGATGATATTCCACCATTTCACGCTTATTGCTCTTGCAAAATTAAACCAGAGAAAGGCGGTGAATAACGATGGCGATGATGATTAAGGAACAGATTGATAAAGACTTTTTATCAATTGTAGATGGATTTAACCAGCACTTAGATTTAAGTGAGGCCGCCGGTAGTTCAGTTATCGACCCTAATTCTATTATGGTAGAAATTGAAGGTATCCATGCAGCTCCATTTGCGACACGAAATTATACTCGATATACTCCAAATTGCTTAAAGAAATCTGTAGCATCTTGGACAAATCCATATCGAAGACCATTAATTAAACATCATAATGAAGAAGATGGCGAAATTATTGGCCGTATTTGTGAAGCAAAATATATAACTAAAAATACGCGTTCTGAAACTCCTGCTTTACTATTCACTGTTAACATTCCTGGTGAACAAGCAAAAGCAGATGTGAAATCCGGACTATTAGAAACAACATCTATTGGTGTAATTGCTCATTCCGTAAAATGTTCTATCTGTGGTCAAGAATTGGCTAATGGAGAAACTTGTGAACATGAACGTGGTGCTATATATAATGGAGAGACCTGTTACTGGGATATCCACGAAATGGAAGCAAAAGAACTTAGCTATGTAATTGTACCTAGCGATATGTATGCAAAAAATATTGATATATATCCTGCTACTGCAAGTAATAGTAAAGTAAAGGCTTTTGCTGAAAGTCTTAATCAAGATTTAAACTTAACTAAAGGAGACATAACTGATATGCCTGAAGATTTGAAAGTTAAGTTGCAAGAATCTGAAGCTAAAGTTACTGCGCTTACACAAGAAGTAACTGAACTAAAAGAAGCTGCAACTCAAACTTCTGAAAAAATTGCTAAATTAGAAAAAACTAATTCTGATTTGACTACTGTTAAAGAATCCCTCGAACAAGAGCTCGAAGGTCTTAAAACAGAAAAAGATGATTTAACTCAAAAAATGACAGAAGCTGCACAAATGCGTGAAGGCTTAGAAGCACAAGTTGCTGAAGTAAAAGCTGAATTAAAAGAAGCTTTAGTTCAAAACTTTGTAACTATGCGTGAAGCTTTAGGTCATTCTGACGTTGATGTTGAAGCTGTTAAAAATCGTTCCGAAGAATCTATTAAAGATTCTATTAGCGATTTGTCTAAAGACTTCAAAGAATCTTTGACTAAAAAAGATAAAGATATTTCTAACTTGGGTAATACTTTACAAAACCCTTCTTTGAAAGAATCTGAAGATAAGAAAGATGTTAAAGAAGTTGAAACAGTTGATTTGAAAGAACAATTCTACAACATCTTCTCTGATATTTTAAATACTCATAAATAATTAGGAGGCTTTTTTAAATGGCACTTTACCCTAGAAATTTCACTAATAAAGAAATCATGAGCCCAGGTTATGATGGTTCTCGCTTCCAAGCTAACCTTCCTGGCTACCGTGACCATTCTGATGACCGCATCAATCGTACAAATACGCAAATTAACGTATCTGAACATGATGTTCCAAATATTAAATATGCATTTGACTTCCGTTTACCAGTATTATTCCGTTATGGCTTCGGCGTTGGTTACAACCAAATCGTTATTCCTAAAGGTCGTGTAGTAGCAGTTGACCCTCGTATGGACTTAGTAGACACTGAATCTGAAAAGAAATTCTCTACATTGACATTAGCTAACGGTGGTGCTTCTGTTCGTTTGCGTAAAGCTGGCGATAAATTCAAAACAGCAGCTAATGCTAAATCCTTAGTATCTCCAGTAGCATCTGGTAAAGATGTTCCTGAAGTATCTATCGGTCGTGATTGGACTCCACTTAAAGGTTTGTCTGACACTTACGAAGAAACTTGTTTCCGTCCTACAAAAGAAAAGAAAGACGCTATTGGTCAATTAGCTGATTACACTGATGAAGTAGTAGAAATGCAAGAAGGCACTGGTCTTGTTCGTGTAAAAACTACTGGTGTTGTTCCTAAAGTTGGCGAAATTCGTCTTGGCAATGTACCTATCGGTATTATCGAACGTAACGAATATACTCGTGATGATGATGCATTCAATGGTATTATGCCTGGTCCAGTTCGTACTGATGCTTTGGTTGAATTGCCTTGGTTTGCTTATAAAGATAAAGCAGAGCAAAACCCTTGGGGTAGCGCTTACGGCCAATTGTTCCCAGGTTGCTTAGTGCGTTCTGACGAAAACGGTCGTATCGTTCCTTCCATCTTGAACTTCAATGATTTGATGGCTGGTATGGATATTCAAGAATATGAATTGGAACGTCAACAAGTATTGGGTACTGTATATGCAGTCAATACTGATTTAGTTCCAGAAGGTGCAGCTAAATGGGCTACATGGGCTCTTGAAGACCGCATGAATTCTGAATATTTCAACCCAACTGTATATCGTAAAACTAATCGCCGTGGCGAAGATGCTGTAGAAAATTCCCCTTATAATTCTACTAACACTTACCCTGGTTACCCATACGATAAAAACTACTTAAATCATGACCTTCATATGCTTGCATCTGACCGCATTGATTTATATGACCCTCGTATGAACCCAGAATTCCGTTATAATGACCTTGGTATTCCTGGCTTGACTGATGGTGCTAATGTATTCACTAAAGTTGTAGCTGACCAAGTAGTAGGTCATCTTGGTGCTTCTACTGACTTGTCTCAAGCACATGACGGTTCTGCAATGCAAGAATACAACGATGTAATCGTTCGTCTTCCTGATGTAAATATTAAAGAAGGTACAATTCTCCTTGATATCGGTGAAACTCCAATCGCTATTCCAGATGATGACACAGCATGGGCAGCTGATGCTAAATTGTGTAAAGTTGGTCAAGTAGTTGGTACTAACTTCGTAGTTAAATATGTAAATGCAGCTCAAGGTATCATTACTATTGGTGCTAAAGACCAAGAAAATGCTACATTGAAAGCTATTGCAGATGCAGTTAAAGCTAACAAAAAACCATTGTCCGTTCGTGTAGTATACCAAGTAAAAGGTAAATCTGGTGTTCCTACATTCATGGATTGGGACGGTGTAGTTGGTTCCGTAAAAATCTTATTACAAAAATAATCTTATACATACCGCCCCTAAATGGGGCGGACTTATATAAATATTTGATTTAATCCCGATAAGGAGAATTTATACATGTCTATGAGACTTACAGAAACTTTGAACAAAATTGCACAAGGTCGCAAATTGTCCGAAGCTCAATTGAAAAAATTCAAAGCTGGCGAAGCTACAGAAAAACCAGCTGTTATGCCTAATACTTATGATTTGATGGAAAAAATGGTATTGAACATTAACGGTAACTATGACAAAGGTCGCGTATCCGTACAAGAATCCTTGATGTCTACAGATGTTGTTCAATTGATTCCTAAAGTAATCGAAGGTCAATTGCGTGAAGCAGCTGAACCTGAATATCTAGCTACTAAATTCATGAACGTTGTTCATGTTGAAGGTGGTTCCTCTGTTACATATGTAATTCCAGTAGTTGGCGAATTGCGTGCAAGCGAAGTTGCCGAAGGCGGACGTTACAACGAAGATTCCGTAGATTTCAATACTGTAGAAAACAGCCAATTGGAAATCCGCGTGAAGAAAATTGGTTTGAAAGTAACTATCACAGAAGAAGCTGTTCAAGATTCTTCTTGGGATATCTACGGTATCAACATTCGTAAAATGGGTCAAGCTATGGCTCGCTATAAAGAAGAATGGTGCTTTAATGCATTCTCTACTCATGGCACTCCAGTATTCGACAACGATATGCGTACACAAATTCCAGAAGCTGGTACTCATGGTTTGAATAAAGATGGTTCTTATAATAACACATTGACTACTGAAGACTTCTTGGATTTAGTACTAGCTTTGATGGCTAATGATAAGACACCAACAGATGTGATTATGCATCCGTTGACTTGGGTAGTATTCGCTCGTAACTCCATGATTGGTAATGGTTTGACTTACGGTGCATTGGGTGGTTCTCAAGTTCATCCTTGGGGTGCTACACAAGGTACTCCTGGTTTTGCTGGTTTATCCGCTGAACAAGGTCCTCAAAAATTCATTATGCAACCCAACCAAGTTCAAGGTCGTCTTCCAATGCCAATTTCCGTATCTTTCTCTCCATTTGTTAAATTTGATAAAGTTAACAAAAAATTCGATATGTACTGCATCGACCGCAGTTCTGTTGGCGTTATTGCTGAAAAAGAAGCATTGTCCACTGATAACTGGACTGACCCAGAACGTGACATTCGTCTCTTGAAATGTAAAGAACGTTATGGCGTAGGTATCCTCGACAATGGTCGTGGTATTACAGTAGCTCGCAATCTTGCAGTGGCTCCTACTTACCCAGAACCTCCTACAGTTACATTGACAAATACATTGTCCGCAGCGACTGTGAATTCTTTAAATAATAAAGGTCAATAATAAAGACCTACACTAGGGCGGCAATATAGCCGCCCTATATTTTTTATAAAAAATCAAAGGAGAAACTTATGTCTCAAATCGCAGTAGTTCGCTTGGCACCTGGTCAAGCTGGTTATTATGATGAATTATCTGGTGTATATTTAACAGCAGGTAAACGTACAGCAGCTATTCCATCTGGTACAAATTGTGCTCAACTTCGTCGCTCTGTACGTATGGGTACTATTATTTTACAAAGTGGTACTCTTGGTGGTGATATTCCTGAAGTTCGTATTATGGAACATGAAGGTAAATATTATTTAGTTCCTAATACAGAAGAAGTAAATAAACCCGTATATGCTAATACTATTCCAGTAGCAGATGAATCTGAAGCTACTCCTGATGAAGTATCTGGCCCAACTGATGAAGAATTATTAGCAGCTGATGCAGAAAATACAGAAACTGAAGAAGAAGATGCTCGTGATTTAACTTGCGAAATTAATGCAGACCAATCTACTGATGCTAAAAAAGCAATTATTTCTTATAAAGTCGGTACAGATGTAACTGGTTTATATTATGTAATCGGTGAAGAAGGCGAAAAAGTAGAAGTTAAAAAATTCACTGCACGTTCTAAAAAACGTGACGGCGTATTCGAAATTCCTGCTACAGCTGAAATGCAAGTCGTTAATATCTTCATTAATGAATTGGAAGAATCCGTACAAGCAGTTATCGTTAACCCAGTAACTGAATAATTTATAAAGGAAATACTCTATGGCAGAAATTAAATTTTCTGTTTTAGCAGTTGTACCTAGTTTACAAGACCAATCTATTTTTATTAAATGCAGTATGGATATCGATGAAGATACAGTCGATAATAATAATATTTATGTATTAAATAATAAAACAAAACATATCGCGCCTATTAATGTTATTGTTGACAGAAATATTATTCAATTACAATTTAGAGAATGGGTTGTTCCTGAAGATGAATACCTGGTCATTACTGACACAGGTATTCAATCTATTACAGAGAAAAAGTTAGATTTGGCTATGATGCGACGCATTACTTTTAAAAGTGATGTTGTATCAGAAGTAGAAATTACTTCACCAATTAATTTTGAAGCTTGTGAAGGTACTATTGAATTAAAATGGAAAGAGATTAGTAAAAGTAAATTCGAAGAAGCTTTTTACTTAGAAGTCGCTTCCGATAATAATTTCTATAATATCTTATATAGAAGTTATATAGACCATGATAAATATAAAACAGAAGATAAACATGCATATCGTATTCTATTAAAAGAAGTTACAGATAATGGACAATATTATGTTCGTATGCGTTCTCAGCGAGAATTAAATGCAGAGAATTATGGTATGTGGTCCACACCCATTACTTTCACTAAAAAAGGATTGGTTCATGAAACACCACAAACTGATGCTTTAAAAGATACAGATGTAACTCCTGAAGTTGTAGGTAATGCTATCGAATTTGTAGATAGAATTGAAAGTCCGAAACAAAAAGTGAGTGACGGTAAATCCTATACTTTAGAATATGAAGCGTATGCAGACCCATTACCTGATTATTTCTTAATCGATTTTCCTTTTGATGTAGATATATCTGATATTAAAGTTAGAATTGTAAGGGAGGATGTATAATGGCTAAAGAACGAATTGTAGCTGAAATTAGCTATGAAGAAAATACAAAAGACATTGTAAAAATCGCTCCTAAAGAAGTGTTAGCGAATTCTGATTACACATTTACTGTCTCTGGATTAAAAGACAAAGATGGTAATGCATTAGAATCTAAAACATTTACGATTCGAACTGAATATAAACCAATGTATTGTACATTAACATCGTTAAAAATGATTACTGATGCTTATGAAATTCCTGATAACAATATGCGTTCTTATATTAGAGATGCCTCTAAATATGCAGATTACATTATTTCGCAAACAAAATCTAAAATTAAAACAGATAGTTTTGCCGTAGAAAATTTTGTAAGACTCAAAGCTACTTACGATTGTCTCATGCGAATGATTATGAGTACTGGATTCGATAAAGACAATCGATATAAACTAGATGTTATTGAATACGAACATGAAAAAGATTTAGGAACATTAAAAGATTTACTCGATGATTTAAATAAACAATTAAAAACTTGGGAAGATGCCGTTCGTGGATACTGGCCAGAAGGACGTGCTAAGCCTAAAGTTACTCGTATTGGTTTAAAATCTTCTTCCAATACAGATGTACAATGGACCACTACAGAATCTCTTTTACAAGAAATTGCTCGTAGCGTTCCTCAATGGAGTTAATTAAATGAAGCCATTGAATTGTAATCATTGGTTTGACCCTAATATTAGAAAAGTAATCGATTTATGGTCACACCCAGTTTGGTTTATCTCTAAAAAACAAGAACAATGTCATTGCATTAATGATGTCAGTAAGCAACCAAATCCAGATTGTCCAACTTGTTTAGGATTAGGGAATAAATTACGTTTCACTCGTGAATATGCAGCTAATTTAAATTTAGCTGTATCGATTCGCGCAAGCAATATTGGTTTTGCTGAAAAAAATATCATGAATGTATATTATACAAAAAATAATAAAGATATAGATATTGATATTAAACCAGGAGACATTATTTATGATGCTACTGAGTTAGACCAAGTATCTGATGTATATTATGAACGTTCTGATGATAATGATATTGTATATTGGAGAATTGAAACCGCACCAGTAAAAAGCGGTAGAGATAAATTATTTAATAATATTCGTGATGCACTAAGAAAGGCTGGCTATAAAGATGAGCGATACACTACAAGAGACGCTAACATTTGATAAACACAATAACATCTTAATAGTAGCTTCTGGTGCAACGAATTATGCTTTAAAAGAAATTAGACATATCACTTCTTTTAAAGACATGCTACGATTATATGGCGAATCTAAATTAACAGAAGCGTATGCATTAGCTAAACAAATTGGAGTGGAATCCATCTTTGTTTCTAATATTCAAACTAAAGATGATTTTATAGATGTAGCTAACATTGCATCTGATTATGATTTTGCTTTTATTGTTTGTCCAGATATTATGATAGATGATTCATTTATTGACTCTAATGATGCTTCATATAAACATAATTATTTTGCATATACACTAGGAAATATTGGAATTAATAAATTATCTACTATTATTGCATCTGGTAAACACGCATCATTATATGAAACAATAGATGACTTTAATACATATATGAATGACTCTTACGATTTATTTAGACGATGCTGCTCTGAAAATGCTAATTTAGAAAATATTATTATCGTAGCCAATAATTTAGTTAATAATGAAATGGCTGATGTTATATTAGCTTCATTATTGGCAACAACTTCTCCTGGTACATATCCTACTTCGGATATACTAGGAGAAGCTATTTTCCATTTAGACGCATGGGATTATCCATTATATGCCTATTTTAAATCTCATTCTGTAAGAGAAACGACAGTAGAAAACTTATTGAATTGTCGCCTTACTAGAGATACTGAAAAAATTGTTACGATTTCTATGATTAAAAAATACATAGAGCGTATTCTTGATTTTTCTGATTATATGGGTATGCAATATTCAGAGTATAAAAAACAAAAAATTCAAGAAAAGCTAGAACAATTTTTAGATTCTATTGTAGGAATATTAATTAAAGAATGGGCAATTGTTTCTATTAACGTATATAAAAGCGGAAAAGGAACAATTGTCATCGTCGTTAATTTTGAAATTGTTCCTATTAATTCAATTGAAAAAATTCATATCTCTAAGGAGGTTGAAGTATAATGGATGATTTACAACAATTACTAGATGAACGATTAGAAGCACAAACAACACCTCTAAATAAAGTTCATTCTAGTACTATACATAGAAAAGAAACAACAGTAGATTTAGATAATGAAAAAATTGGTGTACGTAATGAATCAGCAATAGGTAAAGATTTATCTATTAAAATAGATAAACAACAAGCCGATAAAAATTGTGACCTCGATGATTTATTTGCTATGATTAATAAACTTGTAGTAAAGGCATTGAAAAAAGATAATGTAGAATTTAATCCTGATGAAGGTGCACGATTCGTTGTTGACCAACAAGTACCAATTAATCATCCTATTATCCAATTTGATGTTATTAGTTATGAACCAAAACTTGAATTAAAACCTCGTGTTATCAACCAATTCGTTGAAGAATCAGATGATAAAAATGATAGATGGAAACGACATGGACAAGTTTGGTCACAAAGATTTAAATGTGTTATACAATTTAATATAATTGGCAGTGACTATATAACAGCAAATAAGGTAATGAGAGATTTTGAAGAGTTAATGTTCAGATACTCCGGTTATTTTAAACAACAAGGCGTAGCTGAAATAGTATTTAAATCTCGTTTTTCTGATAAGAATTACGATTATTATCGTCAAAATTTATCAGTACGTAGTCTTCAATATTATGTTGAAATAGAAAGAAATTACGTAAGTTACGATACGGATATTTCTGGAGTATTGATTTAAAAAATACGTATAACTATTAATAATGATAAATTCATAGGAGGCTTATTTAAATGAGCATGACCTTATTTAATGAAGAACTTGGTAAATTGCCTGGCGTTATTACGCAAGTTGAACAAGATTATTCTACAGGCTTTGACCAATCCGCTTTTGGCACTACTGATTCTGTATTGATTATTGGTACAGCTTTCAATGGCCCAGTTGGTTCCCCAACTCCAGTTTATTCCATGGAACACGCTCGTTACATTTTCGGCGAACCATACCAATCTGAAACTTTGAAAGAAGCTTCCTTGGTAGCAGGTATCCAAGATGCTTGGAATCGTGGTTGTCGTTCAATTTACGGTGTACGTATCGGTGGTAAAAATATTTCCAAGACTTTTGATTTCGCAGTTGATTCTGATTTCCGTCTTCAATTGTCTTCTCAATTCCCTTCTAATATCGCTAAAGATTGCTACGTATTGTTTGACGGTACTAATGGTGATGAAAAAATTACTTTCTACAAACCAGCTTCTCGTGCAACAATCGTAGAAAAACAACGTGGTGTTGTTGAATCTAGCGAAATGATGATTAAAAACGAACTTCGTTTGAATCAAGATTTCAATGTAACTGCTAATTCTCGTCTTGTAGACTTGATTGATTTATTCAATCGTTATGTCTTCAACAACGTATTGAATTTCACTATCGTTGATAAAGAAGGTAATGATGTAACTCATTCCGCAGAAGCTAACCATCTTAAAGTTGGTTCTATGCTTTCTGGTTTGTATACAATTGGTCGTGATGAATCCTTATGTGACCGTCGCACTACTTTAACTTTCCACGTAACTAAAAGCGAAAAGAACTTACCTTATAAAGTTGAAGCTCCTTACTTCCGTCGTTTGAAATATAACACAGATGTAAGTAAAGCATTCCCAATTACATTCCCTGCTAATGACCCTAAAGCATTCCGTGCAGCATTACGTGATGTACAAGTAACAACTAAAGGTTGGGAATTCTTGGAAACTTACGGTGCTATTGACCGTGCATTTAAACCAGACGCTTTTGATTACGAAGAAACAGACTTGTCTAAATTCGAAATCTATAGACGTTTAGGTTCTGGTTATGCAATCACAGCTCGTGCTGAACAACGTAAAAATTCCGCTGGTCAAGAAATCACTCCTCGTATCGTTGAGTCTCCAGTAGAAGATAAAGCTCGCACAGTATCTATTAAAGAAGGTATCTATTCTATTTTGGAAGATTCCGAAATTAAATATCGTGCTATTGTTTGTGCTAATGCTGATGACACAATTAAAGGTAAATTACCTCGTGCATCTGAATTCAAAAAAGCATCTGCTTTAGAATTCAGCATCATGGATAAATTGATTTCTGTTACTCCAGTTATCGATGAAAAGAACTTCACTAAAGCTAAGAAATATTCTGTAACTTTAGAAAAAGTTGAACAAAACATGATTACTGATATCGATGCTATTGCAGCTGAAGAAATCTACGATGTATATCCTTCTTACTCTTTAGGCTATGACGAAACTCGTAAGGCTATTAAGAATGGTGTATATAAAGCTGGTTCTGTAGTATTCGATACTAATTCTAATAAATTAGCTCGCTTGACTGAAAATGGTCTTGAATACTTAGATGATGTACAACATTGTGCAGCTAATTACGATACAAATGCTATCACTAGTTCTGCATTCGTTGGTCGTATCATCGTAGTCAATGACCAATTAAAACAAGCTAAACCATCTGCCGCAAATGCTAAAAAATATGTATTTGAAGATATGACAGATGTTACTGGCACAACTATGGACACTAAAGATTATGCATTGGTAAATAACCTCGACACTATTTTCTTGTGCAAAATCGATGGTGCTCAATTGATTCCAGTTGGTGACCTAGAATCTCTTTACCGTCCAGACGAAGATGAACAAGCTATCTCTGTATATGCTGAATCTTCTGAATTTAATGATGTAAACCGCATCGTTATCAACTCTGGTATTTTTGACCACATGACTTTGGAAGAATTCGTTGAAGAATTAAATAAAATTAATTGCTTACGTAACGTATTCACATTCAAAGTTTCTGAAGATGGTGCTCTTGTAAAAGACGATATGGTTGCTGAAATTCTTGGTTTGAACCCTGCAACTCCAACAGAAGAAAAAGCTCTTGGTACTTGCGGTGCAGATAAAGAAGTTGGTTATGACTACACTATGCGTGTACCATTCCGTACAACTGATAACTTTGCTCGTCAATTGGCACAGCACTGTACTTATACTGAGTTAAAAACAACTCCAACTCATGGCGTAATCGGTACAAAACGTATGGCTTCCACTTCTCTTGATAAAATCAGTGAAATGGTTGATAAACTTATTGCAACAAACTTCGACTTGTATGCTAAAAATGCAGTAGGTCGTAACATGCTTGACCGCAATAACTTACCATACAACATTGGTCGTAACGTATCTGTAGTAGTTGCTCAATCTTCTTTAGCAATCGACAATGCATCTTACACTTACATTTCTAATAACGTAGGTGCTTATGCTGGTTTCGTTTCTACATTAGACCTTGACCAATCTTCTACAATGCAACCAATTAACGTAACTAACCTTGAATATGCATTATCTAAATCTCAATTGTCTCGTTTGACATCTGCTGGTTTCGTAACAATGCGTAATTCCTTCACAAAAGGCATCGTAGTTACTGATGGCGTAACAATGGCTAATGCAGATTCTATTTACCGTCGTCTTGCATGCTCTCGTGTTGTAGGTGCAGTTGAAGACTTGATTCGTCAAGCTGGTGAACCATTCATTGGTAAACAAAACCATACTGCTAACCGTAATGCTCTTAAAACAGCTATTAAATCTAACCTTGATAAAATCACAGGTACATTGATTGAAAAATATGACTTCGTTATGAACAATGACCCTAAATTGCTCAAAATGTCTGTCATCGAAATCGATTACCAAATCGTTCCTATTTACGAAATTCGTGAAATTCGCAACACTATTAAAATGGTTGACACTATTGATAGTGCAGGTTCTGATAAATAATAGTAATAAAATAAATAGATATAAAGAGGCATAGTATTATGCCTCTCCTATCTAATCATTTTTAAATTAGTACAACAAGGAGTACATAAATAATGGCAAGAACAATTGCAACAGAGTATACTCATACATATACTTCTTTCTCCGGTTGCGATATTGTTTGTACTTTCGGTACAGCAGTAATCGGTGAATTACAAGCTATTTCTTATTCTGTAACTCGGGAAAAGGCTCCTATCTACACGATGGGGAGCGCAGAGCTTCGTTCTGTATCCAGAGGCAAACGCGGAATTGCAGGTAGTCTTGTATTTACCGTGTTTGACCGTGATGCTCTTATCGAAGGTTTGAAAGAACATATCCAACAGCAACAAACATTCCACCGTCTTGGTGCTCATAAAAACATGGAAGCTATGACTATTGAAGAATGGGATAGCCAAATGACTGATATGGCACTCGAAGGTGTAAGTGGTGCAACAGCAACAGCTGCCAATAAAATCACTAATAATATTGTTGAATCTCAACAACCAGAATATGAAGATGAAATTCCTCCATTCGATATTACAATTTCTTTCGCAAATGAATATGGTCAAAAAGCGACTGTAGTTATTTACGGTGTAGAAATTTTAAATGAATCCAATGGATTCTCTATCGATGATGTTTCATCTGAAAAAGCTTGTACTTTCATTGCTCGTCGTGTAGAATATATGCGTGCAGTAAAAGATGATGCTACAAGTGCAACTGGTGCATCTAAATAAAATAAAAACTAACAGTAATAAAAAAGGTTGAAACAAAATTCAACCTTTTTTATTTTTTTACGACAAAAAGGAAATATAATAATATGCCAAA